ATGTCTAGCTATCAAGTGCAGTACCGCCCGCTCATGGGCCGCACGTGGATGACGCTCGATCTCTTCATGGATCGCAAGTCCGCTGTTATTCGCAAGCATGATCGTATTGATGCAATGGTTGCGCGTGGTTTCAAACGCGATGATGTTGCTCGTGATTTCCGTGTCCGCGCTGTCGAGCAGGTGGCCGCATGAATCTGGATCAACATAAGGCAATCCAGCCTCGCATCGTTGAGTTGCAGCGTGCCGCATTAGATTTTGCCGAGTTGGGCGAGTCGAAGGTGTCGCGTTTGATCCTTGCGGCGTGCTTCGCCGCTCAGAAACTCAAACCTGCAAAGCCGGCATCGGGCGATCAACTGCCGTTAGAGCCGAATCCTGTTGTAAAGCTGGCAAAGGGGAAGGGCGCATAACGCGCCCTTTTTAATTATGAGTTACTTCATTCTCGGTTCCTTATTGGCGATTGCCAGTGCGTTATCTGTGGCTGGCATCATCAGGATTTTCTCTTGGCTGCGTCATCGTCGTGTCCGTCGTTGGTATGCGGAATATCGTGCATTTGTGATGCTACAAACTGCAAGGCGTGCTCGTCGTAAAGTCGCTGAGTTAGATCGCCTTGTTGATGCAATCGAAAAGTCTTGGGGGGTGCATCAGTGATCCGTTGGTACGTCACTCTCCTGTTGTCTATGTACTTCCTTGCGCAATCTCATCAGCCGATATCGGCAACGTTGTTCTTTCTGGGACTGCTGCTCCTCTGCGTCTATCGCCTCGGTGGTAACAAGCTGCTCCGGTTGATCCGGATGCGTATGCGTGCATCGCGCCGTCATGCGTTAAACGGGGGGCGTCGCAATGCGTGAATCTAAGACGACTGTGTCGCGCGCACAGCGCTTCCTTCTCTCTGTGCCGACACCTCGCGCTGACGTGTTTGACCTCGCTGGCGTACTTGTAGAGATTGATGGTCATCTGGTTACTCTCGGCGACTACTGGGTCGCTGTCCGCATGCAGGCTGCATCCGCGCGCCTTGATCGGGGTGTAGGGGCGCAGCCCCTACGGGCAACGCCTCACCCGCACACGGGTAATTTCTGCCTCGTCGGCAATCGCCCTGCGGTGCCGTCGTCGGCATCCCCCTCACACACCCACCTGATGACAGCTTTTCATCTTTTGGGTGGTACTCCATGAGCGCGCTCGATGAATTTTCACCGGACGGACCGGTGGAAAATACTGGGCTCGTTGGCCCGGGGAGTAACACGGGCCAAAAAGGTCAGCCGGCACGCGATCGTCAGCACGCGGTGACGGTGGACTTTTTGACCGTCGTCTTCAACCGGGATCGCCTAGAGGCCGCCCGTAAGCTCAACCTCCGTTACCTATTGCAGTGGATTTTCGGCCTTGATCCGAGAGACGTGTTCATGGGCCAGGTCCACGCGAAGCGATGGCAGTTTTATCGCAGTAGCGCGCCTATCATTGACGCCAACGGCGAGTTGGTTGGCAGATTCGGCTGCGAGGGCAACGGCGACACGATGTGTGTCAGTTTGTCCGGTGCTGCGTGCAGGTATATCCGCAACTGGCGTCATGTTGAGGTGAACTTGCAGCTTGTCGGCGCTCGCATCACGCGCTGTGATATCGCCTATGACGACTACGATGGCGTCCTTGGCGCCGTGCGGGATCATGAGGCGCAGGCTCGCGCCAACATGTCTGATACCGGTGGCTGCTTGCTGTTCGGCTCTGGCCCTGGTGCGCCGCCAAAGACGCGATTTATGGATGACCACGGCAACGGCGATGGCTCCACGCTCTATGTCGGCGGCAAAGGTCATAAGCAACTCTGTATCTACGAAAAAGGCAAGCAGCTTGGCGTTTGCGAATCGCCCTGGGTGCGCTATGAGGTGCGTTTGTACGGCAAGCATGCGGAACTTCCTTTGGAAATGCTCACGTATCCCATGCGCTATCTGCGTGGCTCCTACGCGTACATGGATCGATTGCTCGCCACGGTAGGGCAGGGCGTCGCTACCGCCGTCAAGATCGCGCAGCGCACCGTTGAAGCCACCGCTGAGGCCATGGTGCGCTGGGCGCATCGACAGGTCGGACCGACACTCCATTGCCTGCGCGAAGCGCTGGGCGACCAATTCGGCGACTTCGTCGTCAATCACCTGGCGCGGGAAGGGCTGCCCTCGCGTTTCAAGCGTGCCTGTAAGGCAGCCGATTTGCCCGCCTATGTGCGGGAAACCTTAACTAAGAGGGAAATTCTATGTCCATTGTGAGGGTCAAAGATGATCGCATCATTGAGCGCCGTGTCGTCATCAAAGGGGTGCCGCAGATATTCCGGGAACAGCGTGCCTGTGTCCTGCTTGGTGGCGGCTATGAAACCACGTTTAACGTCGGACTCGGCGATGGCCCCTGCTATCAGGTGGGCGATTATGTCATCCATCCGGACAGCTATGGCAGCGGCCAATACGGGGACGTGACGCTCAAGCGCATCAAGTTGTGGCCGCTCGGTGTTGCGTTACGTGAAACCTCTGCTGCTGTTCCGCCAGCGTCTAAGGGATAAATCATGGCGATCTGCGTAACGCTAAATGCTGACGGCACGCTCACACAAACTGGTCAGGCTGTTGACCAGTGTACCGGGTACGTTTTGGTGTCGTCTGCTGAGCATGCGCAGATGCAGGTTATTGCTGACATATTTTCGTGGCCAAAGCCTGAAATTGTCAGTAGCTGGTTTACGGCGGCGTTCGGCCTTGTGCTTGCGCTCAACGTTGTGGGGTACGTTGTCGGCGCTGTCGTGAAAATGGTCTCTACAGAACGCGATTGACCACCGCACACACCCACTTAAAGAGGATACACAATGGATTTCAGTAGCATTTTAACAGGTCTCGCCGTTACTAGCGGCGTTGCGGCAATCATCGGCGCTGGCGCACTGAAAGCGGCACCGGGTTTCGCGCGATGGATGACGAATAAGGTTGCGACGTTCTTCCGTTAATCGGGACACGGCACCGGGGGAGGGGAGGCAATGCCTCCCCAATCTTTTTGAGGTATTCATGAGAATTCCGGACAAAATTTCAGACGAATTTGTAGATGATGAAGAGGACGATTTTTGTCCAGAGTGTTTCTGTGAAGATTTAATCGAACTACCGGATGGGGATTTATTTTGTCCGGAATGTAATGAAATTATTGATTATTGAGGGCGTCTTCAATGTTTGACTACAGTCAGGTGTTTGTCGGTCTCTCTTTCCTGGCTGCCGTCTCTGCCATTGTGGGTGCCGGTGCTTTGGCGTCAGTCCCGGATTTTGCACGCTGGATGTCTGAAAAAGTATCGTCATTTTTCACGGATTCCGCAGAATCAGATTTCCAAGATTATGAAAACGATGCAGATGATGACGATGTGGATTCGGATGCGGAATATAAATATCAATATCGGAATGAGGATTGAGCCATGTTGGTCTGTATGGTGTTTGCGTTTTTGGGTGGACTTGCTGCGCACGGCGCAGTGCTTGGCATGAATGAGGCAAGCCAGTGATTTCTTGCCGCGCAAAGAAGTTTATTTTATACGCCACTTTTTTATCTGCATATTTATATGCGAATATTGGATTGGCAATGACGAAAGAAGAGGCATATAATCAATGCTCTTCATCCGCTGCGCAACATCAACCTTCTTCTGACAACCTTGTAACTTCTCCTGGCGTTTGCATCGAACAGTCCGATGGGCAGGGGTTTCCTTATTACCGCTGTCAGTATCAAGCCACTTATCCGCAATCTTCTCCGGTGACTTTATCGTGTGGTGATTTCGGATATGACAACAGTAAGCCTCCTGAGAAAAATTGTTCCGCTCAACCAGTGTTAAATAGCGGCTGGTCATCACTTGGAAATGGTGCGTCTTGTCAGGACGGTTGTGCGTATGGTCCTGCGACTAGCGCGGAAACACAGACGGCGGGAGGGATGACTTATTACTCTATGGCAGGTGCTGCTCCTACAGGAAAATCTTGCACAATGGGTGATGGAACTGGTTCTGGACTTACGAAGGACGATTGTGTAAAGCAGGGGAATTTAACCCAGTGTATGCAACCGGATGGCCGTCTCTGCGCGGTATCATCATCAGGTAAAAAATTCTGCTGGTCTGCCACTGAGGCAGGGACTAAAGTTGATGGTAATGAGGGCGCTACAAAATCGCCGGTTGGTGCCAATATAAACCCTCCGAATTCAAAGCCGCCTAATGGTGGTGATTGGGAGCAATCAGGGTGGGGGACTAGTTCTTCGTCGTCTGGCGGCACTACAAATAACGATAACGTGACCACTTGGCAGTCGTCCTACGGTAGTCAAGGTAGCGGTAGTGGGTCTGGTGATGGTGACGGGGATGATAAGGGGGATGGCAATGATCCAGCGGGCAAGGGAGTTGGTGATCTATATAAGCCGAGTGGTAATACGGTAGATAGTGTATTTTCCGATTTCAAGTCTCAGATTCAGGGTGCACCGATATTCCAGTCGGCCACTTCATTTCTAGGTGGCTGTTCGGGTGGCGGTCAGTGTCCTAATGAGACATGGGACGGTGGGCAGTATGCGGGGAAATTCGACTTATCCCAGTTTTGTTCCGGTACGCTAGGGTCGCTCATGGGATTTGCGGGATACGTATTCCTCGCGGCTATGTCCGCTGTTGGATTCAGATGGGCGCTTCTATGAAAAATCGTAAGGTTATAATAATAATTATCGCAATCTTTATTTTTTTATATGCGGGTGATGCTTTTGCCGGTCCTGTCAGCGATATCACAAACTGGCTATCAGACCAAATAGCCGCGATCTGGAAGGCGTTCGTAGATTTCATGCACGACCTTGTCGTGTTTGTTGTCAGCACAGTTCTGGATTTGGTGCGCGTCATACTTTACGCGCTTCCAGCCCTGGATTTCCTGTCTAATCTCACTGTCTGTTCGATACTCGGAAATGCTGGCCCATGGGCGCAATGGGCAATTGTCACGTTTCATCTGGCGGAATCATTTGTAATCTTATCGGCTGCATTGATATTTCGACTCACGCGCATTGTTTTAACACTATTCCAGTGGACCTAATACTATGATCGTCGGAAAAGAGGGGCAGCCACGTAGCGGAAAAAGCTACGAAACTGTAAAGTATGATATTGTCGAAGCGATCAAAGCAAAGCGCCGCATATATGCGCGAATTAATGGCCTGGACCACGATAAGATAGCTGCATACCTGGGTATGCCTGTCGATGATGTGCGCGATCTGCTTATCGTAATGGATGACGATCAGGTACATGCGTGGCTAGTCTGTGACACGCAGGCCGATGGGTCACTGCATTTCCAGCATCTTGAGAAGGGCGCATTGATCGTAGTCGATGAGGTGCACGAGTATTGGCCCACTGGCCGTGCGCCGATCCCCAAGGCGAACGCTGATTTCTTTGCGAAACATGGACACATTGCTCTCGATGTGGTCTTGATGACTCAGGATTTCAAAGAGGTGCATCGGTCAGTTATTCGCCGCATGCAGCGCAAAAATGTGTACACAAAGCTGGATGCACTTGGGAAGGATAATGCTTACAGCATCCGGTTTTATACCGCATCCGTTGCTGGTAAATTTGAACTTACCGGCAGCGAAAAACGCAATTACGATCCGGATATATGGCCACTGTATCACGGCATACAGCCCGGTACCGATGGCAATGCTGTTTATAAGACGGGATCGAGGACGATTTGGCAGACCGCGAAAAAGCCGGCGATTGCGATCATCCTGGCGCTAGTCATCGGCATCTACTTCATCATGCGCTTTTTTACCGGCGCGGCTTTGCCTGATTCTGCAAAGCGGCAGGTGAATCATGTAAAACAGGTGGTATCTCAGCAGCGCGCATCGTTGCCATCTGTCAAGCCTCAGCAATCTACTACTCCGGTCACGCCGATTAGTCCAGTCAAGCAGCGCGACACGAACAAGGATTTGCCGCCTGGAGTCCGCTATATCGTTGATCTGGCCGCATCCGCGCGCCCCCGTTATGCGGGGTCTTTCGGCGCTGTCGATGTTGTTGAATTTCGCGCGACCGGGGGAGGGCAGGTTCTGGATAGATTTACGACCGCCCAGCTTTGGGCCTTGGGTTGGTATGTGGACCGCACAGCATACGGTGCGCTCCTGCGATCTAAGGATCATGAGATAATCGCGACGTCTTGGCCGGTGGATGACGAACTCGGCCAACAGTCTGTGCAAACGACAGAGCGCATACACGACGCTGCCGGCCCGCCTGTGACGAGCGCCAGCGAGACACAGACGGGATCGGCGGCGGCTCTTCGTGGCGCATCAATTCCGCGCCAATCCAGGGCTTTGGGGTCGTTCCCGGAGAACAAGCCATACAAAAGCGAGACTGCCACGCCGACTACCACGCTCGCAATGTAAGGGTGTAGGGGCGCTGTCTCTCGTATTGATATATCATCATCTGCGACCACGGCTTAGGGGTAGGCAGATGAGTATGTTATTTGCGCTGTGCCTTTTTGTTATTTTTTTGTTGATGGGTCTTGCTGGTAAAAAAAATAAATTGAAACAAAGCGCGCAATTG